TCTTGCTATAGACTTCTATAATTTCATGGACATTGAGATTTCGGAAGAGAATAACACAACAGCCTACGCTCTGGCTGTAATCAGTATGGGTACGGATGGTGGCTACAACGTTAAGTTCGACCTTGGTTTTGATACTTACAGGTATTATTTCAATAAGACGATTGTGGATTTAGAGGGACAACCTCAAAGTAAGTTATACTACGAAGAAAGAGGTATAGAAAATTAAAACGATAAGATAAATGGATAAAATTCAAAAATACCCGAAGACCATTGGTGATTATGTTAAGGTAAAGGACTATTCAAAAGAGAATAGCAGCGTTGCCTCTGACCAAGCTAATGCCTCGGCTAATACTACAGAACTCAACGAAGCCTTGAAGAATGCCGTAGAGAGGGTAGATAGTGTTAATAACGTAGGTACGATAACGGATAGTGGCTTGACACAGGCAATCAAGGTTATCGGTACTGATGGTAAGGAATACCTCGTCAAGGCAATGTTATGGGATAAGCCTACACAGCCAACTATCAAGGCTGACTTCGTGCCTAAAGGAGGTACGAGAAAGACTACCGTAACTTCTGGTGCGTGTGTTTCCGTCGAGGATGCATTTAAGGTAACTATAAGCCATACTAATGCAGGTGGTAAGATTTACTATACCACTGGAACAACCGTTGAGGGCACAGCTACACCAACGACATCGAGTACACGATATAGCAGTGAGATAACATTCCATCCTAATCTGGCAACAGAAAGGCAGGATATTGTTATCAAGGCTATTGTTAACTATACAGGACAGAATTCAGATGTGAGGGTAGCAACATTGTCATTCTACCGAAAAATTAAACTTACTCTGGCATACAGCCCAAGCAATGTAGCGGATACAACTACACCTGGTATGGGTGGCCATTCTCCTATGTACTTTAGTGCGTATGGTACCGTTACGGCATCAACCAATGGTGCTAATAGCCCAACCTGGACCAATTCAAAGGGTGGCAATACCAATAGTATGACATTCTATGAAGACACACCAGGTACATATTGGTTCAAGGCTACAGAGTCAGGCTGGCTGGATTCAGATATCACATACGGTGTACCACTTGAAATTAGGCACCTGAGACTATTCAGTATATACGAACAATCACCTGAAATCAATTTGGGCGATAATGGTGCGTATGAACCATACAAGAGGTTCGGTGTGACAGTTAGTGGTACTACAACAGATACAAATGGCAACCAAGTTAATCCTACATTACATTACAAGATTGCATACAGTAATCCAAGCAGGACTGATGTAACAAGTACGATGGAGTTAGGTATTACAAGGTCGGTAAGTGGTAACTGTATTGTTAGTGCGTGGACAACGGCAAGTGGTGAGTCTGGCTATCCAGATTGGCAAGGACAGAGTGCAGACAAGGATATTGCATGTAGGAATCTGCCAGCACCAACTATTACTTACACAAGGACAGGTGATTCACACCAAAACGGTTCAAGTGTTAGTGGCAATACTAACCAATGGGCGAGTGGTATGACATTCACCGTGGCTGGTACTGCCTTAAAGGATAGTGACAATAGTACGGCAGTAGCATTGGGCTTGTATTACTCAAGTGGTAACTCAGCTAATGTGAACACACAATATGGAAGTTCGTTTACTATTTCATTCGGCAACAGTGCAACAGGTGGTACAATCCAAGCAAATAGCGTAAAGGCACAAAGAAGAGTGAGTGGCTGGACTGATTCACCAATAGCTACAGCACCGTCAAGCAATCAGGTGATTAGTAAGCCTCACGTATATGTTGGCACATATTCTTATGATGATGGTAATAACGGTCAGACAGCCAAGAATTATTCAGCAGCCCAGATTGATGCCATATTCACAGGCTGGAAGAATGGAGGCACATTAAGTAGTGTTGTTACCAATCCAAGTAGCATGAATTATGTCCATGCCGAGAAGTCGACTATAAGTGAGATATATAATTTCCCGTTGACTTTCGTGACAGGTCTGAATGCTCCGCTTATTGCATATCCTAAAGCATGGGGAGAAGTTAAGACTATCACTGACGGACAGCAGGATTACACCAAGACTTACAACAAGATAGAGTGTAATATTGGTGGATTGACATATTACGTGTATTATTTCAACACGCTCGGTTCGGACAATACTTTGGCATTTAACATTATTTTTAACTAATAAGGTGAGATGGTTAGCATAGAAGATATAAAGAGTAGAATTGCCCAAGGTGTTGCTCTTGGTGCTCCGTTCAACTTGAAAGGTTCAGTCCCACTTTCAAAAAGGGACGAATTGGAAACCCTTGAGGAACTTGAGGCAATCAGAGACGAGGATAACATCTATCCACGAGGTTATAGGGTGTATTGTAAGGAAGATACAAACCTTTATATATTCCGTGGTAATGATGGCAAGACCCACGACAGGGGACAGTTCGACGTAATCGGCTTTGTTTCGCCAAATGACAAGACCAAAGTCTTTGAGTTCAAGGGGCAAGTAGCTAATTTTAGTGGCATCACATCACCAGAGGTTGGTGACATCTGGAGAGTAAGTGGTGACAGTGAAAATACTGTAACCGTGGTTATACCTTCGGGAAATTCCGCAAGTAACACTGCGGTTTCCGCTTCTACAGGAGATATGCTTGTTTGTATCGGCAACACAAACAACACTTCTACATGGTCAGTATTACAGAATAATATTGATGATGAAAACATTGTCCAGAAGAGCGAGGGTAACTATTCAGCAGGACAGGTTGCAATATTTGCCAACAACAAGGGAAACCGATTGTCTGGTAGTACTTTGCTGGCTGACAAAATCGTTCAGTTGGAAACAAATCCGCAATACACTAACGTAAACGGCACCCAACTATACAATCTGTCTGGAACAACCAAGTCCGTACCGATAGTCAACAGTGACGGAAAGCTTGAGGACAGCATGGTTGATGTCAAGATACTCCAAGACCTACAAAAGGAACTTGGCGGTACGGCAATAGCAGAACTTCCTCAGAATCCTGTAGCTGGTACTTTGGCTGATATGATGCAAAAATACCGAGACAATAACTATAACCTCGGTAGTAACTTTGCTCCGATAAGTGCGACCACAGAGAGTGACTTCAAAGAGGATATCCAGGGTATTATAAGTGCAAGTACCAATAATGTAGGCTTCGTTGTTCCTGTGGTTATCATGAAAAGCGATGACCCTGAAAACGAAAAATTCATCTTTGAAGACTTCATCCCCGATGGTGACGATATCGCTAATGTAGAGGCGAGAATCAGAAAGGACGGTGCCGAGGGTGATGATATTCGGTTCCATGTCGATTTCGAGATAGAGAAACATAATCTTCAATACTGGTACAAAGGAAATGGTGAAAGTATCCTCTATCACGAGGATTACGGGTTTAGTGAAGATGAAAACGTTTAGGAATAAAAGGAATAGCCAAAAAGGTTATTCCTTTTTTCTTGAATATAAGCGATATTTCTCCATATTATAGAAGACGAACTATTTATAATTGTAAAATAATATCCCATGGAGAAAATTCAGAAACTTCCAAAAACTAATACAGACAATGTAAAATATAGCGGAGAAACGCTTACCACCGTTGTAACGAAAGTGATTCAATCGTTCGATGCTGGCGAGTGGTAAAGATATGTTGTTTTTATAAAATTAGATAGACTATGATTAATTTAACAGATAGAATAAAAGCCGTTACCGTAGAGGGGATATTGACAGGTGCCGAACAGATTGAATATATCGATGCGAGTGGTAATACGAGCAATATAAAAGCGACACTTGATAGTATTGGTAGCAAATTGGATATAATTCTCAATAACATGGACCTGGAGAGTACATTTGCCTACGGAATACAGTGGGACAAAACTTCAACAAGTCCAGATTGTACAAGGGTGGGTAATATGTTACTACATTCAATGCTTCCTATTCAAAGCCAGATGAGAGGGTGCTTATTGGACGATGATGGTAATGTTATCAAATACCTTCCTGACAGTGGCTGGACCGAAGAGACATTGGATGGGTCGGCAGGGCAGGTAATGGTAGAAATTCCGAAGTTCTACTGGAAATTCTCCGAAAGTGGTAATACACAGACTGTAATGCTTTCACAGGTTGCTATCGACGGTTACAAGAAGGTAGAAAAAAGTTACGTTTCGGCTTATGAGGCAACTATAGATAGGCAAAACACAAGCAAACTCAAGCTCGCTTCCGTGAAGAGTGACAATGTGAGATATAGAGGTTGTAACAATACAGCAGCCAATGATGAAACTTATCAAACAGGTCTAAGAAGACCCGTTACGTCTCTTACAATGACTAATGCAAGGACATATGCAAGGAACAGGAAAGACGGGTCGTATAATTGGAATGTGGGCTATTATCAACAGCACAAGGCAATATTCTGGCTATTCGCTGTAGAGTATGCTACAAGAAATACCCAGAAGGCCGTTAATACAGAAACCACAGTTAGTGGGTTTAAACAAGGAGGATTGGGAAATGGCGTGACAACTGTTGCTGATGGCGCATGGAATGCATTCAATGGACGTTATCCTTTTGTTCCTATTGGTACTACGGATAGTCTGGGCAATGGCAGTGGTGAAGTTGAATATATATCATATAGTGGAGAAGGTGAATCATGGGCGACTGTGAAGGTTCCAAGATATCGAGGTATCGAAAATCCTTTTGGGCATATCTGGAAAACTCTGGATGGAATCAAAATATTAGTCGAATCAGGTGAAACTGGAAACAGTAGCGTATATATTTGTAATGACTTTTCACTATGGAATGACAGAAGTGATACCGAAGGGTATATTTATATGTGTAACGAAGATAGGGCAGGTGGCTATATCAAGGAAATAGTCTTTGGTGAAAACGGTGACATAATAGCCAAAACCACTGGAGGTGGCAGTACAACCTATTACTGCGATTACCACTATGTAAACACCACGTCGGCCACAGTGTATAGGGCCCTTCGTGTTGGCGGTGCTTCGTATCCTGGCGTGTCTTCGGGTCTCGTGTGCTCGTATTCGTCTAACGCCCCCTCGTCTACGACTACGTCTTCTGGCTTTCGGCTCAGTTTTATACCTACAATGATTTAATTATATACAATCACACAACAACTCGGAAATCCTTCCATTTAGTCTGGCAGAAATGCCAGACTTTTTTATTAAATGTTAAAGGATGTTATTTTATTGAATTTTTTTGGAGGTTTCAGAAAAAGGTAGTATCTTTGCAAGCAATTTTTGATATTTAAAAATATTTTATTAATGACAGGAAAAGTAGAAAACAGAATAGATGATGGCTCATTGAGCTTTTTGGGTATAGGTCCCAATCCTGATGGTAATCGTTTTTATCATTGCAAAAGGGTGAAGCAAAGTCAGTTAGCTGACAAGACTTTCTGGGTGCACGGATATTCAGATGTTTCTGAGACAAAGTATGGCCCTGGTAGGGTTGTAGTCTTGGTAGGGCGTGAACCCAATTCCCCCGAAGAGCAGTGTGCAAAATTTTTCAGTAACAGTTCTGGTGTGAAGTACGTCTTGAGAAAAATAAAGGAGCTGAATGCCTTTCCAAGAAAGGTGACGTTAAAGAAAGACGATTATGGGCAGTTTTATATGATTTAATGTAAAATAAAAGGTTGCTTGGCCTTTACGGGCCCTTCGTGTTGGCGGTACTTCGAATAATGGCGTGAATTCAGGTCTCGTGTACTCGAATTCGAATAACACCCCCTCGAATACGAATACGAATTATGGCTTTCAGCTAAGTTTTTATGTTCCTGGATTAGCTCAGGAACCTGCGCCAAGGACCTCACTATTTAAGTGAAAAATTTAAAGTGTTAAATAGGTTTTGGTAATCTGAAACATAGATGAAGAATCCTCTAACATTAAAAACTGACATGAAGAGATATAATAATCTTTTTGATGAAATAATTTCCATAGAGAATCTTAGAATAGCAGACAGCAAGGCACGAAAAGGCAAAACGGAAAGCTATGGTGTTCGTCTTCATGACAAGAAGAGGGAAGAAAACATTCAAAAGCTCCATCAAATATTGAAGGACGGACGATTCAGGACTTCAAATTATTGTGTTTTTAAAATATATGAGCCAAAGGAAAGGGACATATACAGGCTTCCGTACTATCCTGACAGAATCGTACACCATGCAATAATGAACGTCCTGGAACCTATTTGGGTTAATATTTTCACGGCCGATACATGTTCATGCATCAAAAGGCGTGGAATAATGGAAGCATATAGAAGGACAAAAAGATACCTAAAAGACAAAGAAGGGACTAAATATTGCCTGAAAATCGATATAAGAAAATACTATCCATCTATTCAGCATGACAAACTGAAAGAAATCATAAGAAAGAAAATCAAGGACAGGAGACTGTTGGCTTTGCTGGATGAGATTATAGACTCGGCAGACGGTGTGCCTATAGGGAATTATCTTTCTCAATATTTTGCCAATTTATATCTTGCCTATTTCGACCATTACGTGAAAGAGGTTTTAAAGGTAAAATACTATGTGAGGTATGCTGATGACATGGTGTTTTTTGCTTCCACCAAGGAGGAATTGACTTTTATTTTTGAAAAAGTCAAGCAATACATTGGTGATTTGTCATTAAGTCTGAAAGGTAATGAACAAATATTCCCTGTTGGTAGCAATCGCCAAGACAGGCATAAAAGAGGAATTGATTTTGTTGGATATGTCTTCTATCATAACCAGATATTAATAAGGAAATCAATCAAGAAAGCCTTTGTCGGAAAAGCAAGTTATCTAAATAAAAAGAGGGGTTTGTCGGATATGTCATACAAGCAAGGTATTGCTTCCTGGTGGGGATGGCTTAAAACCTCGAATTCTCATAACTTAAGAAAAAAAATGATAAGACCGTTGATATTGACAAGTTTAGAAAAGAGGAGAAAATAGTTTTTTTGGATATAAAACAGTTATGTATATATTTTCCATATAAAGATTAATTTTTATAATGGAAAAGAAGAAAATCAAACTTTTGGTTGTGCCTGACGATGTTCATGGCGTTGGTAAGTTCAGGTCTATTGACCCACACGTTTATCTGCAAGAGAAGTACGGTGATGAATTTGACGTTGACATTGTATTTCTCAAAGACTTCCCACAAGACCTAACAGGGTTCCTGTCACAGTACGACTTGATACAGATGCACAAGCAGTTCGACAAGAATATGCAGGTGATGGAGACTATTAAGTTCCTTGATATTCCTGTTATTCTGGATATTGATGACCACTTCTCTCTCGGTCCTGACCATCCAATGCATCTAACCTCTAAGCGAGAAGGCTGGGCTGACACTATCATCAAACACATCAAGGAGGCAAGTCTTGTTACTACGACAACACCTTTGTTTGCCGAGGTACTAAAGAAATATAATCCTAATGTGGCTGTCATCCCAAATGCTATCAACCCAACAGAGGCACAGTTCAATGTACCAAAGAAAAAGTCAGAGAAGATGAGGTTTGGTATTGTCTGCGGTTCTGCACACCTTAAGGATATCGAACTTATGGAGGGTCTAATGAATCTCCCTAAAGAGGTTAAAGACAAGATGCAGATTGTAATGTGTGGATTTGACACCAACGGCACCACAACAATCTACAATCAGAGGACTGGAGAGGTAACAAGAAGGCCAATCAGACCAGAAGAAAGTGTATGGGTTAAATACGAAGCGATTCTTTCGGACAGGTATAGTAATCTATCACCACAGCATAAGGACTTCCTTAAGAAGTACATGGCACACGTTGATGACCCATTCGAAAACGAGAGTTACCGAAGGATGTGCACAAGAGACATCAAGCGTTATGCCACACACTACGAGAATGTGGATGTATTGCTTGCACCACTCAAGGAGAACGACTTCAACTACGTGAAGAGCCAGTTAAAGGAGATTGAGGCTGGTTTCACAGATTGTGCCATTATAGCCCAGAATTTCGGACCTTATACAATTGATTTGAAGCCATATATACTCAAAGGTGGTGAAATCGACGAGGAAGGTAATGCTCTGCTTGTGGAGACACGTAAAAACCATAAGGATTGGGCAAAATACATCAAGTTCTGTGTGGAGCACCCAGAAGCGGTAGAGAAGATGAAGGAGAATCTCAAGAAAATGGTTCAAGAGAAGTATTCACTGGATAATGTGACTAAGGAGAGGGCAGAAATCTACAAAAACCTGTTAAATAAAGTTAAATAATTGATTATTCTAGGAGAGATGCAAGAAAAAAATGCATTTCTCCTTTTTTATTTCAAGAAAAATACATAACTTTGTAACAGTAATTGTAAATCATAGTTTTTAACCAAAAAATTAATTAAAATGGAATATTCTAAGTGGTTTGACACCTATTTTAAGAAATTGGTCAGTTTCGGTGTCCCAGAAGAGAGTGTTAACCTCCTTAAGGAGAAGTATGGTGAATCTTTGATGTCGGCAAGTATTGCTACTAAGGCTGACAGTGGCTGTGCCTATGAGGGTTCTTTGATTGAGACAGTTGTTACCAAGGTGACGAAGTATGCTGTATTAATCAACGACCAGTTGGATGAGCGTGTAAGGGTCAACAAGAATGTTCTTTGCAAGATTTGTTTCCTCAGTCTTATTGGTATGGCAGACAGAGTAGTGCCACAGACAGACGAGTGGAGAAAGAAGAACTTGGGCGAGTGTTACACTTACAAAGAAGGTAACGCTGCAATTCCAACAACACTTCATTCTGTAGCCATGTGTAGTGAGTGTGGTATTAGTTTTACTCCAGAAGAGATAGAGGCTATGACTATCATTGACCGTAAGGAGGATGACAAGCAAGCTAAGTATTATAGCTCAATGCTTTCTCAGATTGTAAAGTCAGCTTACGAGCTTACTTTCACCGAGTGCAGGGAGTTGCACAAGGAAGTTGGGGGTGTATCAAATAATTAATTTGAATTAAGAAATGGAAGAGATTCTTTTCAAAAAATATGGCCTTTGCCCTGTAACAATTACTGGGAAAGGTAGTCAGGTTATTACTGACGATGAGGGAGCGTTTAAGGTTGATACTGTAATATTCGAAGTTAATACAGGTACATATATAACTGTTGAAGTAGGACGTTGCAGCGAGAGCAATAATGTCAAGTACTTTGTTAGTATCAAGCCTTCCGACGATGACTTTTTCAATTTTCAGGGAACCAAGAAGGAGCTTATGCTTAATGTATTTGCTGGTGGGCATGATGATTGGGAAGGTGAGGCTATGGGAATTGTTTTTTCATTGCTTAGCGATTTGTTTCTCCATCCAGAATTGTTCCAGGATTGCCTTAAGAGAATCACTGCGAAAACAGGTAAGTTAGAGACATTCACATCGTATCTGAAAGAAAGCTTGGAGCTTTACGAAAACAACAAGTCTTACAGAGGAATTTCCGAGTTGTCCAAAAAGTATCATATTACTCCTATTTCTAAAGAGAAATTCATCGAGTGTGGTTTCAAGAGAACTGCTAAGTACGTCGACGAAATTATATCTAACAAGGAGTATTGCCAGAAGGTTTATGACTTTGTACGTGACAAGTCAGGATGTATGGATGCACCTGTATATAGCGTTGGTAATCTTTCAGTAGAAGATAAGTGTTACGCTTTTTAAACAAGAGTATAATACAATATGGTTGACGTTAAGTTTAAGAAAATTCACCCAGATGCGGTAATACCATCATACGCACATGATGGTGATATGTGTTTCGACCTGACGGCTGTATCAGTTGAGTACGATGAAAAGAATGATTCTTACATCTACCATACAGGATTACAGATGGAATTGGGTTATGGATATGGTGCAAATCTTGTCCCTCGTTCAAAGAATGTTAAGACCGAGTGTTATCTTGCCAATATGGAAGGTAAGATAGATGCCTATGGCTATAGAGGCGAGGTTATGGCTGTCTACAAGAACAGGACATCTTGGGAGGTACGTCAGATGCTTGCTGAGTGGAACCTCATGAAGAGAGCAACAAAAGGCTTAAATTTCTCAGAGGATGAGCCAATTGGTGAGACCGTAAGGAAGTTAAGGGAGAATGCCAAGGATGGCAAGACCTCAATGCATCCTATGGATTTTGCACCGTACAAGGTTGGTGACAGAATGTGCCAGATGGAGATTATCAAGGTCATTCAGGCTAACATTATCAAATCGGATGAACTGTCTGAACCAAAGAGAGGTAACGGCTTCGGCTCAAGTGGTGACTAAGAAGATAGGAGAGGATTTGGATATTTCCTCTCCTTTTCTATTTTTTAATAGATTAACTAATATACATTATTATGTCTAAGAATAAACAAAAAACAGATGACCAGGTCGAAAAACCTTGGATGAGTATTGTAATCTCGTCAAAAAAAGTTGGCAGTGAGCTTGAAGCTGTCGTAAAGAGATATAGAGACACCATGACATGTAAGAATGTCAATACGAAGGTTTTCTTGTTTAACAACGATGGCAGTTTAGGGCTAACCAGGTTATATGGTGAATTTCTGAAAAATGAGAGTATACCTGGCAGTATAATGATATTTTGTCACGATGACCTCACATTCTTACGTGAGGGCTGGGATGATGAAGTTTATCGATTATTCAAAGATAACCCAGAATATGGGATTATCGGAGTTGCTGGCTCTGCTGAATTCGATGAAAGGGGTGCATGGTGGATGTACAAGGACATCTACGGTGTAGTTCTGCATCCAAACGGACTTACACGTTTTTCCCCGTTACTTAAAAAGGACTTGGAGGAAGTGTGTGTTATTGACGGTCTGTTTATGGCAGTGAACAGAGAGAGAATAAGCAAGAATTTCGACCCAGACATAAAGGGGTTCCATTTTTACGATATCGATTTCTGTCTTGCTAATTATTTGGACGGAAAATCAAAAATCGGTGTTACTACAAATATCAGGATAAAACATGATTCCGAAGGTAGTTCGGCACTATCGGAGAGTTGGGCAAAGAACAGGCAGCAAGTCGCACTGAAATATAAGGAATTTTTTCCAATTAAAGTGAAGAAGAAAAATGGAAAGTAAACAATGTTTTGAATACATCCAAATACTGGATGAAATCTGCAATTTTCATGGTAGGCAAGCAGAACTCAACAGGGATAATCAAGCTAACATAAATAGCTTCAATAGAGCACACCGATTGAGGAAGGTACTAATCGAAAAGCTCGAAACAATGATATATCCTGAAATAGAAGAAGCACTCCAGGAAAAGAAAGAAGAAAAAGTGCTTTTGACGGAAAATAAAGAGATTAAAAAGAAAAAGAATGTTCAAAAAGATAAGAAAAACAATAAGTAAATTTTTATACGCCCTTCCATTCGGCTTGAAGGCTGGTGATGAAGTCATCACGGCTCCTACGGTTGATGGAAGTGAAGGTGCTGGAATACATCAGCAAAAGGCCACAAATAACGTTCTCAATGATTTGCTGGAAGGTAGGGTTACAGAGGAAGTTCAAGCCCTTAGATATAGCACATTTCTAGTAGAAGAGAGAGCTAACGATTACAAGTATGTAGGTGGAGGTAGAGCTAAAAAGGTAGAAAAGCCTAAAAGTATCAGGAAGTTCAAAATGGGTAATATTGACCTTGATTACACAGGTGAGGAATCGCTCGAAATGCTTTATAAAGAGAAATACGACCTAACTGGATTTCCTACAAGAAAGGCAATTCAGGTCACAAACCGTGATAGTGTTACTCGTTTCAAGCTTGACGGGTACATTAATAGCATTTGTGTAAATCTGGATTCAAACCCAATGACCATTAAGTTGAGATTCGAAAATGACATGCGAAGTAGGCTTATGAGGCCGTTCATCAATCATTTGCGTGATATCATGGGAAAACTCAATGAAGGCAAGGAGGAGGTAGTTAAAAAGACTATCAGTAATGAGGATGTGTTGAGTGGTATCGAGAAGATAGAGTTTACTACATACGGTTGTTCCAATAATATCCCGAATGGTATTCATTATGTACTCTACGGTATTAAATTCAAGGAAATTAAAGACGAGGTAGAATTTGTAAGCATTGTTTATACAGTGGATAGATACGAGGATGGTAAGAAGTTATCAGAACAGTACTATTCAGAGAAACAAGACAAACGCTATAAGAACAAGGAGGCGAAACCAGGTGCTGCTGCGTTGATTGACATTGCCAATGCAAATAAGAGCCTTGAGGGAAAGGACAAACAAGACCCACCAAGCACGGGTAGACATAATAATTTATAAAGTTTGGAGACTGTCATCTATTCAGGTGGCAGTCTTTTTTTGTTTGTTGTTGGACTTTTCATATATTATATATAGATAAAGAAAAACAGTAATGGCAAAACAGAAAATCAGGATTGGCATTGAATTGGACCATGTTATACGTAACATCAACAAACAGATTGCCAAGTACTATCAACAAGACTATGATGGCAGCATCGACCTTGACGAATTAAATTACAAGGATGACATTCTAAACGATGTGTGTGAATTCTACAGTAAAGAAGAAGTCAGGGACTTTCTATACATCAAGTATCCTTATGAGGTATTCGGCTGTGCAAATGAATGTACGAGATTTCTGATAAGAGACTTGAATGCATGGGATAAGGAACTTCTCAACCAGGAAAAGTACGATGTTGAAATATTCTTGTATTCAATGAAAGAATTTGATTTAACGATTGCAAGCACATATTTCTTCTTAAGTAAGGCTGGTGCAAGAATCAGGGAAATTCACATGCCGAGAAATTATGACGAACTGGAGAAACTTGGTGATGTCTTTATCACGGCAGACCCCAAAGTAGCCAGTTTCAAGAAAAAAGGAAGTATTGTTATCAAGAACAATTTCAATCAGAAAGCCCAAGACCAAGGGAACTTGGTTTATGAGGATATGAGGGACTTCCTGGATGAGGATAATAAATTAAACATTATTATAGAATGTCTAAAAACAAAAAAGCAGAACACAAACTCATGTGGAATTTGGACCTGGATGAAATCTGCTCTTTCATCTTTAATTGGAGTCCTGAAAACAAAGTAAATGGTGTTATTGATGGTAAAATCAACAGTATCATCAAAGAAACATATGAGGCTGGCAATTCTACAGACAAGCTTGCTCTTAAAGAAAAGGTTGTAACTGAAAACAAGGTACAAAACATTACATCAGAACAAAGAATGAGAATGGAACTTGTTATGTGGTTGCTGGACGGCTTGAATACCACTTACATACGAACGGAAGATAATCTCCCCGACGGGGAAATTGAATCAAGTACGCTGGCAGAGAAAGTGATTGTAAACACACTCTACCGATACGGATTTCTTATTTAATTGATTTTAATATTATATCAGATAATGTCAAACAAAGATTTAGAAAAGAAAATTTCTATTGTCAAGGCAGAAATTGACAAAATAGACAAGAAGGAAAGTAATGTATTCTTCTATGTAATTGATACTGAGGGATATGCATCAGGTAGCCTTGCATATATCTATCAGCTTGCAAAGTTCCTTTATGATGATGGATACAATGTGAAGATGATATACCAGACTGATGGTAACGGTAAAGAGAAGGAAGAGTTTGTCGGTGTTGGAGGCTGGCTTGGAGAGGAATATGCTTCACTTCCACATTACGATACTCGGAGTAAGACAGGCATTGATATTAACCAGTCAGACATCCTCTTTATTCCTGACATCTATTCACAGGTGATGGCTCAGACAAAGCATCTTCCTTGTAAGAGGATTGCGATTTTCCAGAACTTTGACTTTGTCGTATCACAAATGCCTTATTCTGCACAGTGGGGTGACTATGGTATCAAAGATGTACTTACCAACACAAAGGAGAATGCTGAGTTAATCAAGTCTATCTTCCCATACGTCAAGACAACGGTTGTTGACCCATTCATCGAGAAGAGGTTTGGCTGTGGTCAGGAGCCAAAGAAGATGATTGTGAATGTAATTTCAAAGAATCAGGATGATACTGTTCGACTGATGAAGCCGTTCTTCTGGAAGTATCCTGATTTTAAGTGGATTACATTCAGAGACTTGAGTGGCATGTCAAAGGAGAACTTTGCTAATTGTCTCAGGGAGGGTGCAATTACCGTATGGATGGATGAGAATGCATCATTCGGATACTCAGCTATTGAGGCGATGAAGAGTAATAACGTGGTGTTCGGTAAGCTACCAAAGGAAACCAAGGAGTGGATGCTTGACGAAAACGGCAATCTAACTGACTGTTGTATTTGGTTTGATGACATCAACAAGTTACACCAAAACCTGGCCATTGTAATCAGGTCTTTCTTGAAGGACGGTATTCCAGATAAGGTATTCAAGTCACAGGAGAGGGCTAAGAATCTGTATTCAGAAGAGAGAACAAAGGCAGAAATACTCGAATATGTCAAGAACCAGCTTGCCGACAGGAAGAATGTTCTCGAAGAGTTTATCAGACTCGCAAACAAAGAAATTGAAAAGGATAAGGATTAATTAAGAAAGGAACGAAATGTTAACAAACAAGAATATTACAGTGATTGTGCCATTGCACAGATACGACAATGATATCCCAGATATGCTCGATAACGCATTGAAGAGTGTGCCAAAGGATGTTAAGATTATTATCTCCACAGGTGACAAGTTCGACATCAAGACCTCTGACTTCAAGACAAGGGTGGTAAAGGACAAGAGAGTTACTTGGGTAGCTAATGCAACAGAAGACACAAGTTTTCAGAACCTTGTGAATCTTGGTGTTGAGGCTGTCAAGACAGATTGGTTCAGTATCCTCGAATTCGATGACGTATATACACCTAATTGGTTTGAGAACTTCGAGAAGTACCAGGAATATAACCAGCAATACAACATTTTCTTCCCAATCGTTGACTTGTATGATACAAGTTCAGAGGAACGTAAGTTTATTGGCTATGGTAACGAGGCACCTTGGGCAGCAGCGTTCTCGGAAACTATCGGTGTAATCGACGAAAAGTCACTTGAGAATTTCTTCAATTTCTACCCTACAGGCGGTATCTTTAACAAGAAGGTATGGGTTGAGGTAGGAGGCCTTAAGACAAATATCAAGCTCACATTCTGGTATGAATTCATGAGAAGGTTTGTCAGCACGGAAGGTGGAAACATTTATGTTGTACCTAAAATCGGCTATGAGCATGGTCTCGGCAGGAAGGATTCACTATTGGATATCTACAGGACAACCATTGACAAGACAGAGTCAGATTTCTGGTTCAGGACTGCCAAGAAGGAGTCTTACTTCAAGGAGATGAGGGAGGTAGCGTATAAGCCTAAGACTAAGGTAGTGGAAGAAGAGAAGAAGTAGAAGTAGAAACTGTCAAACTAACCAAACGGAGGGTGGTGGTAGAGATATTACCACCCTCTCTTTATTAAGAGGGATTTTTTTACATTATACAATGGCGAAAAGAGGACGAAAAAGAAAAGGTTACTTCTACGAAGAACAAGAACAGGCTGTTGTTGATTACCTTAATGAGAAAGATGATAAGAAAAGAGAGGTAATATTCAATACTTGGCTCCATCCAGCATTCACAAAAATGGTGGATTGTATTATCAGGAGGTATAAATTTTTCTATACAACCGAAGATTATAACCAGACATGGGTTGATACATATTCTTACCTCATAACCAAACTTGACAAGTTTGACCCAAGCAAGGGAACCAAGGCTTACTCTTATTTCGGTACTGTGTGTAAGCATTACCTGATTATGAAGGCCGAGAAGTATGAAAAGGTAAAGGAGAAACTGGAATCTTACGAAGACAACCTTCAATGGCTTAGCAATCACAATCAGACAGCCGAGGCAGAGGCCGAGAATAATCAACTCGAATTTCTTAACAAGCTCATCGATGGAACGTGTCATGAGATACAAAGAGTTATTGATACAGAAGCGATAACCCTGACCGATAACGAAATCAAGGTTGGATTGGCACTTATCAACGTCTTCCAGAATTGGAGTGAAATCTTTATGGAAGACTTAGGGTCCAAGAAATTCAACAAATCGAAGATTCTGTTACATCTTAAGGAATTAACAAGACTAAAGACACCTGAAATCAGAAACAACATGAAAAGATTCAAATGTGTTTATTATGGTCTGAAAAAAATGATGCTGGAGGATGAGGGATATTGATTTTCAAGTATTTATTGTTAATAAATAACAATTAATTATGGCACGTAGTCTTAAAAATTTCAAAATTGAACTTAATTCTGCCGACAATCTGAGAGACCTGTTACAGCAAATCATGGATTTGGCTGACGAACAGCTAATTCAAATACAAGCGGAAATTGAAAAATTGAAAAACTCAACAGACCTCACCCAGGAGCCTATGGATGGCAAAGCAAAATATGCCAAAGCTATTAACGACTTTTTATCTGTCAAGGATAAGACTGTAAGCAAAAAGATTGAAGTGGCAAAAATGCTTAATGATGTCATGGCACACAATGGTGATGTCAAAGCTACACTTGAGGATAGCAATAGCAGTAGTGGTGGCTTCGACCTGCAAAGTCTCAGGGATGAGCTCGAAAAAATGGATGCAAGGGATTCAGTAGTAAAAACCATTAACCTGAAAAAGTAAAAAGCATGGCAAGCGGACAGGATTTAATTTTTGGACAAATTGGTGCTGCAAAGATATTTTGCGGTAAGCTCTCTGACAACCTTAACGTAAAGAAGGTCGGCAGGGACAAACAAATATCCGAATTAGAAGAACAGATTGCACATGCCGATGATGACAGACAGATAACTAAGCTCAGAAAGAAACAAGACAGGCTTACCAAATTAAGGAATAAGACTGCAATGGCTGAACAAAGGGCTGAGAATGCGGTTGATTACCTTAGTAGGATTGCAGAAACCGTTGATATTGGTAGGGATAAGATAATTGAGTTTATTGCAGATACAATTACCGTTGCAATGCCAGCAATGGAACTTGCGGTAAAGACAGCTTTGCTGGCCAATATCAAGAAGCTCACAGCGTGTGCGTTGGATGTAAGGATTCCAGAGGTATTAAGAAAAGAGGGTATGCTACTCAATGAGACTGAGATAGACCCAAGGATGATACTTTTCATGCCTCCAATGTCCAAATACGGACACTTCCAGTATTTCGGCTGTGACAGAGAAGGCATGAGTAGCTACGAATTGGCTAAAGCTGAGGACATGAATGCTTTTATCTGGTTTGTCAAGAACTGTGCAATGTTCGTGAATCCTATCATAATCAACAACGGAACGAACAGTATGAGCACATACTTCAAGAATGCGAGTGGCATATTGAAAGAAGGTGTTTATACCAAGGCAGATGACCATCCAGGCTTAACCGTAGGTACGGTACTAAAAGACACATCAGCTTCCAATACTCTGTATCTGATTGATAGTGTGTCACACGAGAACGACACGACAACCTATAGTATTAAGCCGATTTCCAACACTACAACTTCCGTAAACTGGTACGGTAAGGCTAAAATACAGAATGCCGAGAATAGAAGGAAGCAGCCACTTTTCAGCTTGACGTATTCCAACGTATACAATTCGTCAGCAAAGCTTCCACTTCACAACTTCAAATTCAAGATTCTCCAGGAGCCATTCAAGGTAAATACAGTTCTTGCTTCTGGTGATTTAACAGGTATATTACCTCAAAAGGTGTTATTTGATGAGGATGGCACCTATAACAGAAGGGGTAAATTCACAATCAGAGAAGACCTGTTTACTATAACCAATGTCACAAGCCAAATGGCAGGTGATAATCCGCAGAACAGATATGTGTCATATCACCTAATACCAAAAGTGGACATCGGAGGTGATGTGTACCTTGTTTACGAAAAATCCAGTGGACTATTCAAATTCGGCAGGACAACGGACACAGGTAATCATTTGTGGACGTTCGTTGAAAACGAAAGAGAGATAAGAGTCAGGGAATTGGATGGGCAAAACAGCCAAGAAGATGCTATACTGGCAACAAAAGTACTCACAGAATGCTATAAGGGTGACACTGTATATGAGTTCAACCATGATTATCTCATGTCATTCAAGTTATTCGACGAGAAGGTAATTGCAGCCAATGTTATCAATGCTCTTTTGTCCATTGACCTGCCAATCTCGTTAGAATCGTTGATGAAATCTGTGCTGAATAAGAAACAACAAACAGCTTCGTCATATAATCAATTGTATATCAATACAATGACGGACAGGATGATACAGAAAATCCTTGACAGCGAAACAGACGAGTATAGTTCTTGTTTTTATACTTTTAGTAATCAGGAGTATATTGACATGGAGGAACAGACAGCACTCAAGGTTATCAATGGACAGTTAGTCAAGCAAGAAACTGTCAGTGCCTTAACAAGTGCTTTCAATATCCTCGATGCCTACGATACAGAAGCTTCTCTCAACGAAAAGAAAGAGACTATTACACGAAGCATTATCAAAGCTCTTGAGACAACAGAGCAAAACGGTGACAATTATCTGGCTACTTCCGACGTGAATAGCAGTAATGGTGTTAATAGAAGTGATTCTACAAGTTCTTTCATCAAGAAGGCAATGAGGGCTTTGATTAAGGAATTAACCTATGCCATCCTAAGTCCAAAGGTGCTAATGCTGATTGCAGTGAACCAGAGACTAATGCGAAATGAGCTAACAAGTAATGAGAACTACAAATTCAGCATTGAGGACGTTTTAAAGGGCGTACAGGGCATTATAAAGTCCATAGTGGGGGAAATTATCGATTCAATCGAAAAAGAGCTTCTACGAGTGATTTTGGCGAGAATTACAGAGATAATGAACGGTTACACGTTAGCCCTGGCCAAAGAATACGCCTCAAAATGGAAAGCTTTCATAAAAAGCCTTCTTTCCTGCTTCAAGGGAAGTAGTTCGAGAAGAAGACAAGGCTACGGTGATAACACTGATGATACGATTGACGAAATCTTAACTCAGATTGATACTGCCGACCTTGATGAGCTTGCAGACCAGATTATACCAGACACAAACCCTTGTGATTAATATTTAAGAAATCATGAAAATAGACCAAATAACAAGCAAGATTAACAGTTTTCTTGGGGCAGCCAACTCCAAGGTTACACAAATGATACCTGCACCTGCAATATTATTGTTGTGTGCATCATTGACGAGGCCAGGTCTAAGTCCTCTGAGGTCTATAAGCAATATATGCACAGCGTTAGAGGGTTTGGGTATTCCGACGGGTGATAATCCAGACGGAAGTCCTAACTTGGTTGTCAGGGCGATATACGAGATTGTCAAGGAAACAGACAGGGCTATGTGTGAAGATGCAAGCATACAGGGAGCAGGTGAAATTGGCTCGATTGTTGCAGCAGGTGCCAATGCTGGCGGTCCTGTGACGGTAACGAATATTCTGCCATTTTCTATTAAAGGATTAATTCAATAGTTATGACTAAAGAAGAAATTCAAAACGAAATGCTTAAATTGGCTGAAAAATTTGTCAAATTGAAGCAGATTGCCGAAAAATTAGGTGATGAATTGAATAAAGTCAGTCAAGAATATCATAGATACGAAAAAGAACTTAAAGAAATAGACGATGGACAATAATTTTACTCTTCTTGGCTTGGGTGAAGTCGAATATGTAGAGGGCGGTTCCTTTAGTTTCGATGACGATGCCAATGCAGGACGAATTAAAGTCAGGGTAGATTCTGACGGTAATAAAACCACAGAAGAACTGGCGTATGCTTTTCCGTTGCTACCAAAATCCCTTCACGTACTGCCACAAGTAGGTGAAGGTGTAATTGTTTTGGTATCTAAAATAGGTAATTTTGAAAGCCAGAGATATTATGTCGGTCCTATTATCTCCCAACCACAATTCAATACAAGGTGTACCTATGAAAAGGGTAGGGGTGATGCTGTTTCATTGCTACAGGACAAAAAGGCCCCAGCAAAGAGTCCGCTTGAGGCTTTGTCAAGGGCTGGTGAATCTGTAAAGGGTTCGTTCCCTAATCCTAATGACGTTGCTCTTATCGGACGAGGAAGGGAAGACGTAATATGTAGATACAGGGATAGTGATAAAGTCAGTGAGGTAAATATCCGTGCTGGTATCAGGCTGGAGCCTTCTGATATTGATGTTAAGTTTATAAAAGGTAACGTGGTATTCAACCATGTGGACCCTGCATACATACAAGTCAAACACAAGGTTGGTGGCGTTTGCGGACTAAAAGAAACACCTTATGACAACGACCCGAACAGCTACGAATCTCCCGAAGTAAGGGAAGGTAACAGTGTAGTCAATGTTGTTGCAGATAAATTCAATTTTATTTCAAATAAAGCACATTTTGGCGAATCAGTAACCGACCCAGAACAAGGAGTAAAAGAGGAAGACATAGATTATGTAATGTCACAACTTCATAGGGGAGTGTATGGAGATGAGCTTATTGTGCTGCTCAAATTGATTGTCAAGGCACTTTTTCAGCACACACATCCTTTTTCTATGCTTCCACCAACTGTCGGAGGAACGCCACTAAAAGACCTCATGGACTATCCATATGAGAAGATTCTATCTCAACATTTCAGGATTAGCTAAATAAACAGTTTGATTTTTCTCGCTATTTATAGTATAATGAATCTTTTTTAAGAATGTTTTACAACAGAACTTATCTCGATAAATGTGCCACAATCGTAAAGGGGAGTGATTTTAACACAGGTCTAAATCCTGTGTCAGAACTCGTATGGGGTAGGAACCTGTCAAGGTTTCTTGTTCATTTCGACCATAGTAAATTAAAGAAAATGGTCGATGACGAGACTTATGCTGATATTTCAAAGCTACATCACAGGTTAAAAATAACCAATGCAGGGTCATTGGATATGTCTGAGACACACAAAGTGTATCAGAGCCAAATTGACGGTGATGCTAAAAAACGCACGTCATCATTTGACCTTATTTTCTTCCTTATTCCTGAATTATGGGATGAGGGTAAGGGTTTTGACTATAGCAAGTCTTATTTCAACACTGACTATTACGATAAGCAGACATACGATTATGCCCTCTACAAACTCCAGGAGGGTGTAAACTGGCACCAATCCAGAAGTGGTTATGACTGGAAAGAAGAAGATAAGTATCAAAAGTCCAAAAAGGAATTGTTCGACTTTTATATCAAGGCGAACAAAAAGGTGATTGCTGGTGTCGGTGATACGGTTACATTCAGGTTTTATTGCGAATGCGGTGTAAACAAGTGTAATACAGGTCTCAAACTTGAACTCACGAAGAGCGTGGGCAATGATAACAAGATAGAGATTGGTACACCTGTATACTTTGCAAAGAACGGCAATATTTGTAAAACAAAGGAACAAAAGGAGAGATATTGTGATTACGTAGAGGTGGCTGTAAAGATTCCTGAGAATGATAGCGGAATGGCCATCAAACGTAGTTTCAGGGTGTCGCTGACAATAAATGAGGATGACGAGAACCTGAAAAAAGAATTCAAGTCCCTCTCATACAGGATTACACAATTATCCAAGACACAAGAATTCTATCCACAGACGGAAGACGGTGTGTATTCAACACACACATTGGAAAAGGAGCTAGACAAATACCTTGCAGGTAAAAAGTCTATAGTTATCGGTACACAGCACTTTGACAATGGTCTTGAGAACATTGATGTCGACATTACATCTACTGTGAATAAGTTCATTAAGGGTGAATTGGAAAATTATGGTATCGGTATTGCATTTTCTCCAAAACAGGAGTATTCCGATTCAATATACGAGAACTATATTGGCTTACTTACCAATAAGACTAATTCATTCTTTGAACCATTCCTCGAAACGACATATGATGGTATAATAGAAGATGATAGGGCGAATTTCATCCCAGGCAAGGATAACCATATCTATCTCTATTCTAATATCGGTAATAAGCTGACACCGTTAGACGAGCTTCCTACTTGTACAATTGAAGTAGTAATGGAGGATGGCGAAATAGTCCCTAAGAGTTTCCCTGTTAGTGTAGTAACAAGGGGTGTATATTGTGCAACAGTGAATTTACCTATTAGTGGTTATACAAGTCCTACAATGCTATATGACGTATGGGATAACCTCAAGTATCAAGGCAATCCTTTACCTCCTGTAGAGCTTAACTTTACAACACAAGACCCGTTTGATTACTTCAAATTGGACAATAGTCTTCCTGGACAGAATGAATTCACACCTAACTGTTATGGCATCAAGAACAACGAACAGATAAGAAGAGGTGATATCAGGAAGATAAACATTGTTACACGTAAGAACTACTCCAAGAATACAGCCGTAAGGATTGGTGATGTCTATGCAAGGTTGTATGTAATGGACGGAACGGCACAGTGTGATGTGATACCATACCATAAAGTGAATAGGGGTTTTACCGAGAATTATACCGAAATTGATACAAGTATATTACCTCCTAACCAATATTTTCTGGATGTGAAAATAATTTATGGAATGGAATGTATTGAACATCAAGACGTTCTAAGATTTACCATTGTTAATGACCTTAATAATAAGTATAATTGATGTTTCGGAAGATATTTATTGGTATAGTGGCATTGATGATGATAGCCTGTAATCCGAAGGTTAGCGATAATATAGCCAAGGATATTCAGACACAATCCATCCAAAGCACCACTAAAAAGTACGACAGCAAAAACGGTTTGGTTGGCTATTGTGATAGCCTCAATATCCCAAACGACTTAGAGCTATGGGAGAGAACCGTTTTCAAGGGGTACGAAAGCAATAAAATCGTCGAGGAATACTTTTATATAAGATACGACGATGCAAGTGACGTATTCCGAGCAAAGATAAGTGTTGAGGGCAATGATACAAGTATAGTTGTCACACACAGGATTATGAGATAAACAATAATTGCTTATGGTTTATAGCGGTTGTAAACCCTCTAAGATGGACGGAACCGAGCATAAGTTCGGTTATGCAAAGACCAAGATACCTGAGACATTCAGTTACGTTCCTGCAATGCCTCCGATTACCGACCAAGGTTCAAGCCAAAAGTGTGTTGCCCATGCACTGACAGCATATCTTGACTGGAACAAAAATCAGTACGAAGGTGATAATAATGGAGGACAATTTGATATTGACACGTTATACGCTTGCAGGGCTGATAAAAGTGTTGAGGGGATGCAGATTAAGGAAGCCCTACACTTTTTGCTCCACAAAGGCTTAAATGGGGCAAAAATCGAGGAATATGCCTTAGTTGGCTCAGAAGTCGCTTTGCAAAACGCACTTATTTTGAATGGCCCATGTCCTCTGGCACTTCCTGTCAAATCAGAAGACAAGGAATTTTGGAAGGGCAACAAGTCACTGGGAGGCCATTGTGTGTTAGTTGTTGGATACAACAAAAAAGGATTCATTATACGAAACTCTTGGGGAAAGAGTTATGGGGATAAGGGCTACGCCATACTGCCCTATGAAGATTTTGACAAGATAATAGAGTGTTGGACAGTTATCTAATTGATAATAAGAACCTTACTTAAGCATTAAGTTGTTTAAGTGAGGTTTTTTCGGCTATAATAAATTAATAAAATTAAACCCTTTGTTTATGGGCAAAAAAGCAAGATTAAACGAAGCCATCAGTCATGAGGAACTGATGTACATCGAAGAAAAGAAATCAGGGGCTAAGTTCCAGTACCTTGATGCCTACAAGAACCAATTAAAGACTCAAACTGCTATGAAGGTGGAAATTAAGTGTAAGAACGAAAAGCAGAAGCAGTTTTTGAACCAGTTAAAAGACAAGTCAAAGGAAATCGTGATAGGCTGTGGTTCTGCTGGTTGCGGAAAGTCATTCGTCAGTTTGGCCTATGCATTGAAAGCTCTCAAGGAAAACGACTTTGAAAGGGTTGTTATGGTGATTCCAACTGCCCCTGCTGGAGGCAAGGATATGGATTTGGGGCTCTTAAAAGGAGAGCTATCATCCAAGGTGGAACCATACCAACAGGCTGATAAAGAGACGATTAAGAAGATTCTTAAGTTGAGTGGAACCCAGGATTGGGATAGTATGGCAGAGAATCTAATCAGGTCAGGACAGATACAATATGAATTTATTAACTATCTCTTAGGTAAAACATTTGATGATGCCTTGATTTGTGTAAATGAAGCTGAGCAATTCACGAAGAGTAATATGAGGTTGATTCTCAGTAGAATGGGAGAGAATAGCAAAATTGTTATTACAGGAGATTCCAAACAGGTTAACAGAAGGGATATTGTCAACAAGAAAGACATTAGTGGACTTGATTTCGTCATTAACAATCTTAACCAACTGGACGAGGTGGGAATAACGGAGTTCATCGAAGAGGATATTGTAAGAAATCCACTGATAACAAAGATTCTGAAAATTTTTGACAAATAAACAAAAAAAGGCAGGGAGATATACAACTCCTTGCCTTTTACAATAAAAACCACCCACAAATAGACAAACTACTTATGGGTGGAAAAAATTAGTATTAAATATGAGAAAAAGTTTGCTCAATTAGAATGGAAGGTCATCCTCTTGCTCGGCTACCTGTGGAGCAGGTGCTGCCTTTGACTTGGATGGCTTAACAGTAGCTGACATCTCAGCAATCTTGGCATCCTTTGATGGAGCAGATGCGTTAGTGTCACCACTTGCACCACTTGCACCATTTGCACCATTTGCACCATTCTCACCCTGACCGCCACCGAGGTTAGCAAACTCGATACTGTCTGCCGATACCTTATGGTCGATACCAGGTGTACCGTCCTTGGCTGTGTAAATGGTAGAACGGAGGCTTCCTGTAACAAACACTGCACTGCCCTTCTTGAGGTGTGGCAAGAGATTCTTGTATCTCTCTGAGTTTGCATTGACAGTAACCCATGTGGTCACATTCTCCTTGTTAATTCTCTCGTTGCTTGCTACTCTCATAGAGATAAAGGATGAACCGTTAGAAGTCTGAACCTCTCTTGCATCCTCGCCAAGCCTACCTAATAATGTTGTCTTGAACATGTTGTTAAAAATTAAAAATTACGGTTAAAACTAAATTACTTTATGACAATGGCTTCAAATCCAACCTAAAAAATTATCAGCCTCAAACCATATGCCGATGGTTTATAGAATTTGTAGAATTTTCTGCTGCAAAGTTATGCTTTTTTCTTGAAACAACAAAGAAAAAATCAGATTTTTAACAGATTTTAATAATATTTGTTAAATCAGAATTCAAAATCCATCCTTGAAGGGCAAAATCAATAACTTCCTTGTCTGTAAATTTATAAAGCTCATCCAACAGGATACTATAATAGTATTTGCCGAGTATCTTATCAAACTGGAAAATAACTTCGGTTCTGACGTTAAGCGAATCCCATTCAGAAAGAGATAGCCTTCCGTCTTTTCTCTCGGCATTAAGGAATATTTCAATGAGATTATCCTTAGATAAATCGTTTAGTTTCTGATGCTTCATTTTATGTTAAAATTGTTTTACGGGGCAAAATTACGGAAAAAACGGCAAAAAGCCAAATATCTTAACATTTTTTAATGAAAAATATTTATAATATATTAATACCTTATATATTATGCTGACAAAAGAACAGATTATTAATAAGACAATTATCTCAGAAGGTGGATATACGGCACCGATAAACGGTGACACAGGCGGTGAAACCTACAAGGGAATTGCCCGTAACTACCACCCAAGATGGTCTGGGTGGGCAATTGTTGATGGAAACAAACCTTTGAAAAAAGGTGCTATCATAAAGAATAAGACGTTAGATGCATTGGTAGCTAAATTCTACGAGGAAAATTTTTACAATGCTGCAAAGTGCGACCAATACGAATCATCTGTGATTAAGATGCAGGTCTATGACCTTGCAGTGAACGCAGGTATTAAGAGGGCGTGTATCACTCTACAAAAAGCTGTAAACGCTATCTATAAGGCTAATATCAGTGTTGATGGACTTATTGGTAAGATTACCCTTGGCTATGTCAACAAAAAGGATAAAATTGCCGAATTGGGCAAGGCTTTCAGGGACCAGAGAATCGCTTATTATAAGAGTATCGGTGTGGGGAGCAGGGCAAAATTCCTCAAAGGCTGGGTGAATAGGGCTAACGAAATTTACGAATATGCTGTTAAAAATTCTTAATTTGTTTGGTGTTTTCAATTACATTTTGTAATTTTGCAAACAAAAAAGAAATGGCAAACAGTAATGAAATTTTCGGGCCGTCACTTTTTGACAATGACAATGCCTATCAAGCTGATTTGGCTAAGGCAAAAGCAAGTGGCAAGAAGCCAAAAAGGGTGACAAGGAAAAAAGAGAAAATCGGTCATGTAGGTGAAATCGATGCCATTGTCAAGAAACAGGAAGAGGATGGCAGACGAAGAGCCAAGGAATATGACAGATTGAAGAAACAAGGCCTTATAAAGGATATCTTCGAGAATAATAAACAACAATCACTATGTTAGGGATTAAGGCAATGAGAGACCCAGTCAGGGGAGATGTGGCAAGGCAGATTCGTGATGCTGTTATCCGTGTTGCCACGGGACAGCTTAGTGAGCACGAATTGGCAAGTGTCAAGAAATCCCAAAAAGCCCTAAAACGTTATAAAATACAATGGGAACTATAAAAAAGAACCTCTAAAGAAAATAGAGGTTCTTTTATTTTTTAACGGTACAAGTCACCGTCACCAAGGTCTACATATTCTTCGCCTTTGTATGCATCGGGGTCTTCCTCGTATGGATAGTCTTCTGGCTTTGGTGATTTACTGCTATCAAAGAAGTCAGGAAGATTATCATCACCGATTGAACCGAAATGTTGGTTAGAAATGTTTTCTTGTATCAATTGGGTAATGTACTCCATAACCATGTCACGCACATCTGATTCTGTTATTCTGAATATTTGCTTTTTCATAATAAATGGTTTTTATATAAATAGCTTCTATTTGGATTAGAGGGTGTATTCCATATATTTTAAAGAGACGAGAAAACGACTATTTATATAATAATATATTAAATTTATTAAGTATAACGATGGCGAATTATACTCAGAAGTACACACCTATCCAGCAAGGCATGAAAGGTATTGTAGTTGCGAATGTAACCAATACCAACTTTGCCAAAATATGGGAGGAACTCAATCGCTTGAAGGCTGAAAACGAAGAACTAAAGAGGACTGCGATGATTGGAAATAACGGCACTGGTGGAATTACCAACGATGCCGTTGTTAATGTCATGTATAATCCTCAGACAATTATTGCCAAGACCGAATACGAGGATTGCGACTATTATGTTGATGTCAAGGTAATGTGTGGCCAGCAAGAACTCAAAGTGGGTACGGATAGCCCTGCTAAGTTCACATTCGAGGCAAGCTGTGATAATAATATCAGTGAAGCTGGTATTGTGGCTAATGTTGCAATAGTCGAGACAGATGATGACAGACTAAGGCTTAAAGTTACAGTCAAGCCAGGTGCTATAAGTGATGGTAGCTTTGATTTTTACGTAAAATACAATAATATCACCTACAACTACACTGTTACGGTTGTAGTAATCAATAGTGACTCTGGTATTGAATATGCTCAAGGCGTTTTCATGTCTACCATCTTTACAAGAAGTGATGGACAGCCAGAACGCCCTACAGGTGGTGATTTCAATATTCCACTACCAACTACATTGAGCAATGGACTCGGAATCATGCATCAAGGTTGGACTGATGGCATACCTTCTGGTACAAAGCCATTGTGGACTTCTCATCGTAAGTTCACCAATAATGGTAAAAGCCCACAGGACGATACTTGGTCAGAACCTATACTGGCTATGGATAGTTCTGATTTTGACGTTTGCTTTACCTCTGGCACGACAAACGGCGATGTGCCACAAGAGCCATTACAACATGGAGACCAAGATGCCTATGAAGACCCAAGCGGTTGGCATAACATCGGAAATGAATTCGATGTATGGATGGCTACAAGTGTAAAGAACGGTAATGAATGGGGACCTTGGAGTATCATAAAAGTCAAGGGTGAAGACGGCTCAATGAGTGACTGGAAAGACACTATTTACAAGGAGTCTTCCACACAACCAGCAACGCCAACAGCCAATGACCCTGACGATTTCGTCGACAATCCATCTGCGGAAGCACCTAATGACGGTTGGCACGACATGCCAAACGACAACGGTACATGGTGGATGTCTTGTGCGTATGTGAATGGTGACACTGGTAAAGTTGATGAGTGGTCTATCCCTGTTATGGTAGCAGGTGGTACAGGACAAGGTGTGTTTGTATCAAATGTGTTTACAAGGTCATTCGACAAGCCTTTCCAGCCTACAGGTGGCGATTATGGTACGCCTATACCAGATGGCGGTGACTGGTCAGACGGTATTCCTAGCGGTAATGGGAATGCTGCACCTGTGTGGACTTCACATAGAACATTCACAAGTGATGGTATGTCCCCACAGACTGATACTTGGTCAGAACCTATATTAATGGTGGATACTGCTGATTTTGACTGTTGTTTCAGTTCTTACGAGGGCATCCCAGAAGCACCTCAGAGACATGGAGACCAGAGTTCATATACTGACCCTTACGGTTGGCATAACGAAGGTACTTCTGATGATATCTGGATGGCTACTTCGTCTAAGCCAGCCAATAGCACACAATGGGGTAATTGGGTGATAACCAAAATCAAGGGTGAAAGCGGTGTGGATGGTAACTATACAAGTTACATCTTCAAGTCTGCATCGGGTACTTCTATTGATGCACCTACAGTCACCATTCCTGAATATTTCGTCGATAAGGCTGATAATGAGCTTCGCTATGATACTGGTACCTCTATTCAGCCTGGCGATGATGCCTATGAACGTAACAGGGGTTGGAAAGACGGACCTGGTATTGACTACGAAAATGATGGGCTTACATGGTGGATGTCATGTGGTGTCATTGATGGTTCAACAGGCAGGGTAATGCAAGACGGCTGGTCAAAACCTATCCCGATGGATGGTAGGGACGGAGCATCTACAGAATACAGATATGGCATTAATGACAGTGAGGTAGACCCTCCAAGAATGGACCAGATTGATGATGATACAGTGTGGAGTGATACTGTGGCAGGTGCTTTGCATAATCAAAGTGTCAAAGACGGTGTAACTCCAGACTATGCAACTGTGCCTTCTAATCACTATATGTGGATGGCTATGAGAAGGTCTATTCTCGTAGAAGGCGTTCTTACCCCTCAGAGTTGGGAGTATTGTAGGGTGACAGGTGAGAAAGGTGAATCTGGTACACAACTAAAGGTCAAGGACACAAAAGAGAGTTACGAAGAGTTATTCTTGATTGCTGTTAATAGTAACAACACACCAAGGGCTACTCTTCCAGAAGACGGTGACACTTATGTTGTAAACAAGGATATGTGGGTATGGTCTGATGCTGCTGAATGGGTGCATGCAGACAACACAACCAGAAGCAAATACAACACTAACCTTGACCCAGCCAAGTGGAAGAATTGTGGACCTATTGTCGGCCCTTCTGGTGCAACTACATATTTCCATGTTAAGTATGCTAAAGCTCTGACCCTGTCCGCAGAAACAGAGAATCATGAAATAATATGGTATCCAAACGAAGCCTTCAATAGTGCGGATGGTTGTAGATACCTTGGTACTCGTGTGGACATACAAAAAGAAGCCTTAGATGGGCCTCAATACTACTCAGGTTATACTTGGGGTCAATTCACAGGTGAGGACGGTTATGGATATGAATACATTTACAGGTTGAGTGATACCAATCCAGCCCAATTTACCGTACCTACAAAGGAGCAGTGTACCCCTTACAACGGCAAGAACTTTGATGATAACGACTACGTACCTTCTGGCTGGACTGATAACCCGACAGGTATTAGTACATTGTATCCATACGAGTTTATGGCATCAAGAATTAGAGAGAACGGTGTATGGCAACCATTCAAGGGACAGCCAAGTTCAAATGTTACTCCTATACTCCATTCTTATAGAGGCAAAGATGCGCCTTACGAAGAGAGGCAGTGGCATGCCTTTCAGTCAATGGTGCTTACTGATGCCATGAAGAATGCGCTTGACTGGCAGACTACAATTCCTAACGCTAATGTTTATCAGCACGATTATATCTGGCAGAGGACGAGGATTGTAACCCCTGCTTACGGTTCACAAACTGCTGATACGAGAACAGAATGGGAATACCTCAGAGTTTCAGGTGAAAAGGGTAATGTAGGTACAGGAATTCAGCTTAATGGAACTTGCAAAAGCCTTGATGAGCTGTTCAGGCTGGCATATGACAATCCTCAAGCAGGAACTGGTTATAGGGAGAATAAGATAAGCGGTGGTACTGCCTATACCGTATCAGGAGACTTGTGGGTATGGAACGAGGCGAACGACGATATCCTTTCAGCAAACACGGATGAACATGGTAGTCACGTTGATTATGGCACCAATATCCCTTGTCACCACTGGCGTAACGGTGGACAGATTAAGGGAGAGGCTTCACATATCCATATCAAGTACGCTAAAGTAGCATCGGCAGTAACCGAAAGCGTGAGTGGCGTTCAAGTGACAAAATACTATGTGCTTGATAATGACTGGCTTACAACCAAAATAACCCCTGGTGATGGTGAATTACCAGGTAAGTATATCGGTATTTGCTATAACAACACAGAGGATGACCCAGACCCAATACCTGAAGGTGGCGGTTTGGTTTCACCGTACTCATGGACTCTATTCCAAGGTGAGGATGGTCTTGATTACGAAATGATATACACTCGTACAAGTGGTAACACTGCCCCTGCTGTGCCTAATATCACAGGTAATCTCCTAAGTGGTAATACAACAGCAGTAGTTGCTGACGAGGACAGAGGCTTTAATGCCGATGGTTCGCCAAAATACTATACGACAAAATATTATTCGGATGCCGATTTTGTGCCTTGTTATAAAAAGAACGATAATAGCAAGACAACAAGGGGTGATAATGGTCAGCCAGTTACAACCTGTAACTGGACGGATAACCCTATGGGTACCACAGAAGCACTTCCTTACGAATGGGCAGCAAAACGTGATAAGGTTAATGGTATTTGGACTGATTTCTACGGTAGGGCAGACAAAACAAACGAGTGTGTGTTGTATAACAAGTACGGCAGAAGCTCTATGGAAATCAACATCCCTACTGGCCAATACATCTATTATCCAATAGGCAGTGACGGCTATGCTAACCAAGTTGATAAGGTAATTGAGTTTGTTATCTCGAAAGACGGTGAGATACTTAATGCCGATAGGATTGAATTCAGTGATGTAAGTATTACTAATGACGGTAATCCTTCAACAAGTGGAATGAGTAATTATTTTAGCACTTATTCAGGCTATACAACAGGTGGTAGCAATGATTGTGCTAATCCACATATCCACTTGATTAACAAGAGGTTTAAGCTGAACGACCAATATCAATACAGCTTTACTTGTACATTAACTATTGGTGGACAAGAATATAAGAAGACATTCTACTTCCAACTGGAGCCTAAAGGTGAAAAGGGTAAGGATGGTGAAAACATCGTTGAATACACCATTGTACCTGACAAAACATCCTTGAAAATGACTTCGGCTGGTAGCTTGGATATGGGTACTAATGATGGTATTTCTATTGAGTGTTTTGTCAAAAGTGGTGATACTGTCACGAAGATTGCTTTCGGTAGTATTGATGGTAACAAATACGGATTAACGTATAAGGTTGACAGTCTGGAGGAAGCTACTATATATCGTGATTCAAGAACTTCTGGCGGTGATATGTCTAATGGCTTCATACCGAAAAGCTCAATCCAGAATGTGACCAAACAAGTGACCTTGTATTTGAGAAATAACGGCAATGCTGTTCAGGCAATCACCATACCTACGGTATATGATGGTCAGGGTGGAAGTAGAACAAACTTGTTCGGCAAGGAGAATCCTATTAAGTTTAGCGGTGGCAACAAGGTTGTTTCACAAGTCATGCATACGGATACAGGATTTGCAGCAATCCTCGAAGTTACCAATATGGCATTCTTAAGTGCCAATATCGGTGATAATCCATTTGAGCCGTGTCTTGTTAGCGGAGATACCTACATGCTGAGTTATGAAATCCGATTCAGGAACATAAGTAATTGTACAGCGATTAATTATTTTCCAGAAGACGTTGGCACGGGTCCACAAAGCCAGAGTCTCACACTTTCTGGGGATGGATTTACGAATTGGGTTAGTGCTTCAAGAAGAATTGATTGGTATAAGCCTGGGGATATAAGCAATGTAAGCGAGTATAATAGGATAAGGCTAAAAATTGGTTATCTGCAAGGTAGCAACAAGACATGGAAAATTGCAATGGAGGTGAGAAAACTCAAGCTTGAGCATCTACCTAATACTTCAATGCCAGCAACAGAGTTTGATGGGCTAGCCGTAGGTCACGGCATCCAAAACAACAACATACTACAAGGCAGTGGCGTATTTAAGGCACCTTTTGTAAAACCAACCAGTAGCAGTTTAGTGACGAATATCATACCATACGGCTATTGTGGTAATCATGTGTTTACCGTATATGAGAAAAGCAATTCATATAACACTGCTATTCTCAAATATACGACCAGAGTTTCTGAGGGTAAATATTATACTGTAAGTTGGTATCAGAAAGCCCAATACTCAGGAAGCACAAGCCCTGGTTATATCAGATTCAGCTTAAAGGGTACGGATTGGTCACTATTGCCTGTAACTATGGCTGTTTGCTCAGAAGACGGGCCTGTGTTCAAGACAAATGTTAATAACCAGATTATAGAGACTAGCCATGATTTGACAGGAGAATGGAAAAGGCATAGTATGACCTTCTATTCAAGTGGAGATGAAAGTTCGTCTGATGAATTTGAACTCAGGTGGTATTTCTATGTTAATGGGCATTACACAACTTCCGACAGGTCAACTGCATATATAGCAATGCCTAAACTTGAAGAATCTGACTATCCTACTGGCTGGTGCCCAAACGAGGCAGATAGGATAGGTAAGCCTTTAAGAGGCCCAAGAAATTGGGAGGCTGGTGAAGTCTATCAAGGCGGCGGTGTAGAGGATGATTTTCAGGATATCGTTATGCACTTAAACCAGAATGTCATGTACCTCTGTAAGGTAACACATACTGCAAGTAATGATAACAACCCTTCTAACGGTACTACGACTAACGGCTGGACCACATCAATGCCTTGGGCTGTGACACAGAAGGTAGCCTTTATTGCTTCAGATGTGATATGGTCTGAAAATTTCAAGTCTCACATGATGGACGTTGTCCAAGGAAGGGTAGAACAGCTTATCATTAATAAGTTAAATACAGAGAGTACAAACGGTGGAGCTACCATTAAGATTGAAAATGGTGTGATGGAGGCTTATGGAAGAAACGGTAATAAAAACATAGAAATTGGTGTAGATGACCAAGGTCGAGCCGTTCTGAAATTCTTCGACATCAATGGCAACTACCAGTACAATCTTGGCCCAGAGGACATTACATCGGAAGTCAAAAAAGCGGCTGCTTATTATAGTTCAATGAACTATGTCAGGATACAGGATAATGGTATTTTCCGAGACGGGCCTGATGCGCCAATGTGTTTTTATTTCAATGATAATTACAACGATTGGGTATATGCTGGAAGTAATGGCTATCTTATGGTTAATACAACAAAGGTATATCAATTCCATGACGGTTACATAGCACAAGGTAATGTAATGAAATTCACGACAAGGTTAAGTATTTCAAGCTCTGGTGATACAGAATTCAACTTAGAGTCACATAGTACTTACCATGAGAGATTCTTCAGTTCGTCAGGAAACACAGGTGCATTAGAACCTTCGACTGGAAATTACTTGGGACCGATAACTAGTGGACAGAAAAGTTGGGTTGGTATATGTACAGCATCATTCGCACCAATATACCCTAATGTGGGTGCAGGATGGAGTCAAAACAGTAGTTTATTATTCTATGCGAATGGAATTGCAGAGTTTACCATGAAACTTTATTTCAACAATTACAATGAAAACAACACCTACGAAAACTCGACTTTACATGCGTGGGCAAAAAACCTAGCAGGGGAATGGAAACATATTTCCAAGGTTGCTGGAATAAGTGTTGACAGTTGGTCTCAAATAGGAAACAAGACATATCGACAAGTTGCAGCTTGGCAGGACAGTTCGACATCGTGGGATGCATTTGATTGGGAAGCAGCTAAGAGCTTTAGAAAAAATACATAGTGTAAATAAAAAAGGACCTCTATTGAATTAGAGGCCCTTTTTTTATTCTTGATTTTCTGGATTTGAATACCAACCTGCATCGAATCTCGGATGTAAGAAATAACCCGTATTATCATGTAATATAATGTATTCACTCAGGAAACCAGACTGGTCTTGCATCCACACACTCTCACCTAAAGAAAGTTGCTTTTGCTCCCATTCATGACCGTCATATTGAATGAGGTAAACATGATATTCACCAACAGGGAACGCATCACCAATAGAATAATTCAGATTAGATGTAATCCAGTATTGGCTACCTATTTTCTTAACCTGGTAATCATCACCTAAAATGTTGACGGTTGAATCAGACAAATCAATAGTAGTGCTTGAAACATCAGCAACAAGCCTAATGGAATATGATACTGAATTGTCAGTTTCACCTGAATCAATATCATCGTTTGCTGTACGAAGTTTAATGTACTGGCCATCTGCCGTAGCGTAGAAACAAGTGTCAAATTCTTCTTCATCCTCTTGTTCAAAGCCTGTAGGAAGAGCTTGGAATCCAAAAACATCATAACCGTCCCATCCTGATTCTGCTTTGAGTGCCAATCCTCTTTCATTGTCAATACATTCTTGATTACTAAAGAGAATATCGAAGTCAGACATGCTTGGAACACGCCAAATTAAGCCCTCTGCAAGGAGTTTATCGTTTATCTGGGCAATTGTACTATTAGGGTACAAATAGCCCCTCACAGAAGCTTGTTTGGCAAGGACGTATCTATTACCATACACCTCTTCGGCATCACCTATTGAATTGACAATACCAAGAATCGGCTTTTTAGTGACAGCCTTATCGATGTGTGGTGTTGAAGTTGCAACATCAAGAGTTTTTTCTTCTTTGTATATAGGTACTGCAACTTCGTGAGGTGTTCCGTCAGAATCGGTCCAGTTGAGTATAACAACAGTATTGCTGTCACCACTAAATGAAGCATGAACAGAAGTATCTACTGGTATCGGCTCATCCTCACCACCTGGTTCGGTTTCACCGCTTTCATCAGGTATTATTTCAGGGTCTGTACCATTAAGGCTGATTACAATATCAGTAAGTCCAGAACCATTCCTTTCTAAGTGGATGGTGTTAGTATCTGCATCGTAGTAACCGCTTTTGATATCGTAGTCCTTGAGTGTAAGGAAGTTCTCATCAAGGTCTTGAGCAGTCAGCTTACAGTTCTTGGTGACATCATCGGGAACTTGCACAATCGTGGTAGTAGTTGTAGAACTAACACCACTAAAGGCATCGTATTTGGTTTCCACAATTATCGTCCTGCCTGATTCATCCTCAGTAACACTTGAGGTTGTTTCAGGTTCTTCATCATCTACCCACACATTGGTATCTACTCTGGTTTCCGTAACAGAGGATTCAGAAAAATAAGGGGTTTCCCTTTTGTAGAATATCAGTCTTTCTTTATCGTTTATGTTTTCCATAGCAATTTTATTGACATGTATAAAATTTGAATGATTTGAAGTCACCTATGAAGGTGCCAGCAAAATGGCTTTCAAGTGGGTAAACTTCTGTTGGATTGAGCATATAGTGCGGAAGGATGGTTTCAGCAAGGCCCTGAGTGCCACCACCGAGAGAAATGTTATATGCCACACCTTCCTCTTTTTCGTCAAGTTCATCAAGTTCGTGGAGGTTAAGCTTTGGTAATTCCCTTGTTACGTATTTCAGCTTATCGTTTACGTAGAAGTAGAGTTTCATGACTTCCTCGGAAGACTTAATCTTAACGTTTATCTTGGTCCATTCTCCTGTTTTCACCATATTTGGGAATGAGGCACCGCTTATAACAGCATAGTGACCGTCGTTATCTGCCTCACAATCCTTAATAAGATACCTATATCCCACACTACCATCCTCGTTTATGACAAATGCAAGTGCATTCTCGTATATATCCTTGTAGAATGATTCATAGATGTCAAACGACCAGTCATCGGTGTACATATTTAAGGCTTCGGGTGCTGTGACACCTGTAGGTGTGTGATTGAAGAAAAGGAACGAGTTTTTCCAATGCACATCTACGTATGTGTCTCCTGTTGTATAGCCCGAAGGTATTTGGTGGAGATATGACAGTAGCTTTTCCCACGAAAAACCCTTTTTCCATGTCAGCATTACTTCTTCATCACCTTGTGCATTATTAGCAGTAAGGCCAGAAGGAGTCCTGTCAAACATAAGAAATTTATTGTCACTAATGAGATATTCGTCATTTGCAGATTCAAGTTTAAACCCGTTAGATGTAGTGAATTCCATATCGTCGATAGGAATTTCAGTTTCTATACAATCCTCATCGAGGTATTCGTCACCTTCTTCTATGTCTTCACAGTCAAGCGTATCGTATACACCATCCTGTTCGAGACTTGTTTCTCCGCTTAACTTATTGTCGTACAAATAAATCCATTTATTCTCGGCTCTGGTGCCGATATAAAAGAAGATACCTTTATTTTGCGGATATTTGTCGTTCAGTGTCTTATCTGATTCTGGTTCATAGTCTTGGGGTCGCAAAACGAATTCAAGGTTCCAGATATCACCATTACGAAGGTCCGAAGGCAGTACCATATAATCATCATCCGAACAGAAGAATCCCTGATAGAATCCTCCGTTTAGCTTGATAGTACCGTCTTCATTAACGGACATCGGATAGTCGTATTTGTGTGTATTGCCAGAAACGGCATAGAGATGAAGCCTTAAGTCATCATCTGGCAATATGTAATGTGTTTTTGTATAGAGGTCATAGAAATCCTTATTAGTGATTTCATCTCTCTCGAACAAAGTGAAGCCATTGTCCATAGAAGTAAGACCGAAATTCTCAAGGTCTAAGCCATGAGAACACGCCTGAGAGTAGGTATATGCAGAGGTACTTGTAAGTGCCCTGCCACTAACACACTCAGGAAGGTCAGTGTCTATGTACGATGCAAGACAATCGTCGTATAATTCGAGTCCCTTAAACTTATAACTCCCCAGACTGTCGTGATTGACCACGAAGTCCCAATAGTCTTCCTCATCAAGAAGAAGGGCAAGTCTTGGAAAGTTATTTTGTGTGTAATTTGACATTAAGTTTTCTTTTCCTATAAATAGAGAGAGAGTAGAAAAAAGAAACCCCAAAGAACTGAATCCTTGGGGTTTATAAACTACTGAATAGTATCAGTAACGATAGTGTCAACTGTGTCATTGATTACTGTATCAAGTGTGTCTGATACTACGTCACCTGTGACCTGGTTGCCACAACTTGCAAAGGCAAGAGCTACCATGCCGAATGCAACAAACAAAATCTTTTTCATTTTATGTTTTTTAATTAAATCCAATTGAATCCTTATTAGTTATATTCTCATTTCCATTGTCAGTAGTCGCATTATATACGTCACACAGTGGCATTGCTTCCGCTTTCTCTGGGTCAAGACCTTGCTTAATAAATAGTTTGGCAACTTTATCTTTAGCAAGAGGCTTGAATTCATACATGACTTTCATTCTACCCTTACGGAACAACGCTTTGTCTATTGCCTGTAAATCGGTATTGAAAGTACAGATAAACTTCAACTTCAATGAGTCACCGAGCATACCATCAGAGATAGAGAGAAGGCTCTGCATTGCAGGATTATGAGCCTCGTCCCTTGATTTTAAGAGGCTTTCAGAATCCTCAAGAATAAATACTGCATTCTTACATGAAACAAGAAACTCCACGAAAGTAGATGTATCAATATAGCCGAACAATGATGAATCAAGCCAATAGAACTTGATATCAGGATTTTCAGATATAAGATGTCTAATATAAGAAGTCTTTCCTGTACCAGGTACACCGTGAAGTATTATAAGAGAGGAAGACTCGTCATGAATGGCATCAACGATTTTCTCGTGAACTGGATATAAGCTGTCATTATAATTTTCCTCGAAGCCACCTTTTGGAGCAATGTCCATATAATGGGTGTCAATGTAACCTCGTGTATCTCTCAAGACATATCTGATTCGAGGCTTTTCCTCCTTATATACCCTACAGTCAAGCATTTTCTGTGGGAATTTAGGCTGGCTGAGATAGAACGTACAATTAAAGTAAACGAATTCATCATGGAAAATAAGACAGGACAGCAACTGTTGTGATGATTTAATATCTAAAACAACACACTCTGGGTACGCCTTAACAATATTAGCAAGAGTTTTATTAAGGTCAACACGGGCTAGTCTATCCTTAAAGTTTTCTTGGTCAACTTCATCGTAATAAGGACGTGAGTCATCATAATCCATATCACACGAAGATTCACCTTGCTCTATGATATATCCATCCTGATTGTCCTCAGTGAGAACGCACATGAATGGTAGTTTGTTTCCTAATTCCTGCGTAACGAATCTTTCAACAAGCCTTTGCAAGGAATAAGTGATGTTTTCATCATGAAGATTAGCAAGATAATCCTCACCCAACTTTTGTCGTATTTCTACTTCTGTATACATTAAACAAAAAATTAATCTAATGCAAAGTTATGCCTTTTTTTTGACATAAGAAAACAAATCTTAATCTTTTTTAAGAAAAAATTTGATTTTTGTTCTTTTGCACAAGAATATCCTCAAAACCCCTCTCTTTAAGAGACTGATTAAACCATTTAAGGAACTCCTGATACTGCTTAGATGTCAGTATATCCTTAACATAGAGTAATTCGTAGTCAATGGCATTGCAGATTAATTCATACTGTTTGTTCTTGTCGGAAACGATAGATGCCTTTGTCATCCGCTTACAAAACTCACTATGTATCTCAAGAATATCGTATGTCTTGAACTTGTCGATGTTGAGCTTATCTGATAACTTGTCTTCTGACAACTCAAAATTGAAGTTCCTCACATCCTTTAGGATTATTGCTGACTTAACGTCAAACATGCTGGAATTATGTGCTGACATTGCTGTGAAACAAAACACAGTCAATGCAAATATCAATAAATGTTTCATTTTTGACTTTTACCTTTTTAATAAATCATCCCGAATTAGATGATAGCAATCCAACTTGCTATCATCATACCAAATGTACCGAGAGTGATGCCAATTGCCTCAAC